AGTGTTGGTTGATTAAACCTGCCTCGTACATCTTTAGCATATCCGTTCCCTTTTCAGTTCCTACAATTGGAGTGATTGCTATTAAAGCATCGCCATCAACATATAAACTTTCAGGCTTACCGATTACGTTATTCATATCGGCTTTGTGGTCAACTAAAGACCAAACTAAATTCTTCCCTGCCGGTCCTCTTTCCATTAAGGTTTTAGTAAACGCTTCAGGAACGATAATATCATTATCCAAATCGACATTGTTCATTCTCGACCATACGGCTTTAACCCTACGAGTTGAGGTATCAATGTCCATTATACCATCAGTAATATCTTTTGCTTGAAAATGCTTCATCGTTGACAAAGTTATATATTTTTTATTATTATCCTAATGCTTGTTGAATTAATTGGCTAATCTCCATAGTAGTTAAATTATTTAGCAAATTCCATATCAAACCGGCATCGCCCATTGGTGGGTTATCTTGATACGTTTTTAATCTTCCGTTTTCATCTCTTTGCGCCTCATAACCTAATGTACATCTACAATTACAAACATTGGCAGCGTGAGCCGTACTATCCCCTGGGTGCAACATAAAATCAACAAATGTTTTTCCTCTTACTTCAAACTTTGCATCTATTGGAGTTGTTACGCCATTCATATCTAAATGGTCTGCACTATCTCTTGGGAAGCGTCTTGTTCTATTATCTTGAGTTGAAATCCATTCTTTAACTGTTACCAATCCGGTACTAATTGCACCAACCATTGAACCAACATTTGCAGCTCTTGCCGTTTCCGTTCTTGCTATCAATGATGCTCGATAATCGGTTATCCCTGATGTTCTCAATAAAGCAATTGTTTGTTGCATTGTTAAGCCTTGCTCTTGCGCCTTAATCAAAAAGTTTCTTATTTGCTCTTTAGTTGTATCAGTTATATCCGAAGCTAATTGAGATAATCCTTTAGTGTTTAAATACTGAAGAATAACGTAACTAATTAAATCAGTTTTATCATCTTTACGCTCCAATGGTCCTATATGCGATTTAGCGCCCTTTTTAACGTCTTTCTCTGCTATAATAGCCATTTTGTTGCCCATTGCAATATGAAGCTTTTGAATGGTCTTTTTTAAGCCTTTATCGCTTATTGCGTTGTAGTCTTGGGTACGACAAAACGTATCCACTTGGTTTTGCAGTTCTTGCTTAAACTTGGGCGAATACGTTTTTAGTGCGTTATTGTAGAGTGTCTTATATTGACTCCAAATCATTACTTATTCAATGATAATAAGTAAATTGTTTCAGCAAACAAAGTAGCAATTTCATCTACTTGATTTTGTATCCAAGTTTCTTGGTAGATTGTTGTTCTATCTGCTTGGATTTCTGCATAACAAGCTTGGAAGTAAGCCATTACTTGTTCAGGGTTTTGATAGTCCATTGGTTGCATAATTTCGTAACCTGTTGGTCTGCCATAAACACCCGATACGCTTTCTACTAAGCCATCAGTTAAGTCTAAAATACCATCGTAGAAACTATTCAAAGCTTTGTGCATAGAATACACATTAGTTTGATGATGCCAAACTACTGCTTGGTTAAACGCTGATTTTAAATAACTTACAAAGTCTGCGAAGTTATCTTCCGGAGTATCTTCCCCTACTTCATTAGTAGGCTCGATTGCTTCAATAGGCTCTGCCATTTCTACATCGCTAAATGCTTTAGCTTTAAATTGTTTTTCTAATTCTGCGATTTGGTTCTCGAATTGTTTTATGTCTTTCATTTATTTTGTGTTTAATAAGTCATCAATATTTTTAGGAACTTCTATTGGTTGAAATGTATCTAATGCTTGGAGATTAGTAGGAATATAAATTTTACTTAATTCCTCTCTTAATTCATCAGGAACGTGAATGCCCATTTCCTCATACTTTTGAATTGGAGTAAGCCACCAAGCTTTATCTAACCAATCAACTTGAGCTACTTTATTAGCTTCTAATTCTTGGTAAACAGTAATATCATAATCAATATATACATCTTGCTGATTAGCATAACCCCAATCGGTATGAAGCTTTTTGTTAAAATCATCTCTTATTTCATTCAATAAAGGAATGGCACAACGCAATGTCAATGCTTTTTCGCCTTCTTGTTGGTTATTATAAGTCTTGTTATTAGCATCATTTAAAAGCTGACTTGGCACTCCGTAAATATTACAAAGGCTAACCATATCCCACTTCTCACTTTCTAATATGTTTAATTCTACAGGAGATAGACCTATTTGCTTCCAATCTACTTTATAACCTGAAACGGCTATTTGATTAAAGTTTTGCGCACCTGCTTTTTCGCTAACTGATTTCTTTAACGCTTGAGCTTGAGATGCGCCACTAATAGGGTCGAACCTATCATCGTTCATAAACAACACTCCGGCAGGACCACCATTTTGGAACGCTGAAACTGCTGCAGTTTTCGCTTCGTTGGAACGAGTAAGAACTTTCGCTGCTGCTCTTAGTGGAGACTGACCATATAACTGATTGCCCGTAATATTCCATTGAGGATTAAAGTATTTATCGTGTAAAATTTCTCTTCTATCAAAAGACCAAAGTTTACCATAGTAAAGTTGATAACCTGCAACCATTGGTGGGAATACCTCAACATTAGCAATGATAGCCATATATTGTGCCGGTAATACATTAATGCTTAAAGGTTTGCCCTCATTTGCACCACCCTCGATTAATCTTCCGTAAACAAAACTATTTCCTGTAACTAATTTAAAAGCACACCATTGCTCAACAATATCTGCCCAACTATCTTCATCGTTTGGGTGCTTAAGTAATTCATTTAATCTTGAATCTCCGTTATATTCTTCAAATGCCTTTGCTCTTAATTCGCTTAACTCTTTCCAATTCTTTACCTTTTCCGGTTGACTAATTAAAGCTTTGTATTTCTTTGCTGCTCTTTCATCGATTACTTTATAAACTGAAAATGGAGCAAGTCTTGCCTTATCGGTAATTAATTTAACGATTGAATAAACAATATCATTACCTACATATCCATCGTTTACAAATGATTGCGCATCTGAGCCTTGCCAAGTTACTATTCCTCTATTTATTGATACTGTTGAGCCAAGTGGTCCAGGCATTGGCAATACTGATTGTAATTGCCTACTTGATGGCGCTTTTAATTTGGTTATAAAATCAAATAAACCCATAATATATATTATTTAGTCAAAATTACACTTTTTATACATAACATAGGTCTAACTTATTTATTTTAGATTTATTTATGTAATTTCTTGCAGTACCATAGTTTATGTCTAATGCTTTACAAGCTAACTTTAATGAATCGTAATAAACCCCCGTTGAAGTATGTAAAACTAATTTTTGATTTTCAACTCTTGCTTTTTCGTGTGCTTTATCTCTTAATCCCATTTTTATTGCGTGAATAGTATTTTCACTGCCCGTTACCCATTCAAGATTTGAAACATTATTATTTTGTTTATTCCCATCAATGTGATTTACTTGAGGCTTATTATCAGGATTAGATAGATAAGTTAATGCAACAACCCTATGCACTTTCATATATTTTTTAAACCCATTTTGATTTAAACTAACTGATAAATACCCTTTTTCATCTAACCTTTGGATAATAAATCTATTTAATTTAACGCTAAATATTTTGCCATCTTCAGTAACAAAATAATCATCAAAACCATTTACTTGTACCATAAAAATAAAAAAGGCTATCAAAATCAGCATAGTGAGATTACGCATCATTATCAAGCCTAATAAGTTTAAATATTGGATATCTCACATCCATTACAAATATACAATTATTAGTACACACTTACTACAAATTTTGGTGTATATTCGAAAATCATACGCATAGCCAAACAATCCGAAAAATCGGGAGAACGACCAATCGCTGCTTTCACTTTATCCTTAGATATTATTCCTTTGCTTCCGTCATTATCAACTGCCTTTTGTTTGACCTGTTCAAGCTCTTCGATTATCTTTTGCTTTTGGCTTCCATCGGAATTTATGTAAATCTTATTATCGTTTATTAACTCGGCTAACTTAAAATAGCATTGCGATTTTAGATTGTCGTAATTCTCTTTGACTCTTGTTATTGGGTTATCTAATGCCTTGGAGTTGTTTACAAATCCTTTGCACCTAAGTATATCACAAACTCCACCACCTACTCCGTCTTCATCGACTACGATATTTGATGTAGGCACTTGAAACTCTTGTTGGAACTTCTTTATGATTTCAGCCACTTCAACAACTGACTTACCTTGATATTGATGTAATTTAACACGATAGCCGGACCATATACCAATAACTGTACTATCGCTACCAAAACGAGCAACATCACAACTAATGTAATGTGTACCATTAGGTAAATAATCGCCACGAAAAGCGTCAAGTATTTTATCATAATCTATAAGTTGAGCAGGGTCATTTGAGTATTCCCAATTACCCATTAATAATCTTTCTCGGCTTACCTTATCTAAGGTTAAAAGGTTTTCCTTATAATGTTTAGATATAAACGGGTTGTCATCTATTAACGAAGCAATAAAGCGTTTATTGTGTCCAATCGTTCCGTCTTGTTGAGGCTTGTAGAACTCGGAGTACGTCCAATTCTTTGCAGGGTTGCACGTATAAAGTATCTTAGGAACTAAATCGTTTTGGTCTAATTGAAATCTTATCCTTGACTTAATGATGTTTCTCGCTTTGTCCTCTACCTGATTGGCTTCATCTATAAAAGCATCGGTAATCTCTAATGAACCTAATTCATCAAAGTTAGGGTCGCTTGGATAAGAATATAAATCCTTTAGTAAAATTGTTGAGCCGTTAAAAAAATCTATTTGGCTTGTTTGCCCGTTGTACTTGTAATGCTTACCGGCATCTAAACCTTGCAGTTTAGCCACTTGAAAGAATGAAACTAAGGTTGTTTCTTTAAGTGTTTTAAGTACAGCACGACCTATTAAGCCACGAGTATTTGGGTATTTTAATCTCTGCTTTAGTTGCCAATAACAACCTAAAGCCGTTTTGCCACCACCTGCACCTCCACCAAATAATATTTCGTTTGTTGTTTTATCCTCGAGTAAATCAAGAGCCGTTGTTTGTTTAATGGATAGTTCCATAATTTTATTTGAAATCAGCACAGGAATCGAACCTGTTTGCACCACCTACTTTTTCACCAATTTCGGTCGTAATGCGTGTCTTGCCATTCCACCAACTGATTATTTATAAACTGCTTTTATTTGCAACGTATGTTTTTTTCTCTTCCCAATGAATGTTTATTCCTCCTGTTAGTTCCACTTCGGTTGATTGCTTTGCTCTTCCCTCTAATCTATCCATAACCTCTTGATATGCCCTAATATCGCCTTTTCTTGCTTTGTTTATTAATACCATATCTAATTGTTCAGCCACAGTAAATTCCTCTTTCTCGCCTGTAATAGGGTTTGTTTGTGTTTGAACTAACTCAAGTAATCTTAATAAACGAGTTTTACTATTAGGGACTCCCTTTGGCTTACCTGCTGGATTTCCACTAACTCCTTTAGGAAAAGGTTTAAGATTTTGTTCGTTTGCCATATTTCACTGAATTTTCACTGAATTACAAAGGTAACCCGTTCTTCTTGATTACCAATGTAGGGTCTAACTTTTTCATTCGGTCAACTATTACTTGGCAGTATTTAGGGTCAAACTCCATAAGTCTTGCTTTTCTTTTTAATTGATGAGCTGCTACCATTGTTGAACCACTTCCACCAAATAAATCAAGTACAATATCATTTTGTTTACTACTATTATTTATAGCTCTTTCAGAAAGTTCAATAGGTTTTTGAGTTGGGTGATATTCATTTTTAGATTCTCTTTTTACATCCCAAACAGTTACTTCATTTGTTGGACCAAACCAAAATGGAGATTGACCTTTTTTATAACAATAAAAACAAGGCTCGTGCTTTTGTTTATATTGAGCAGATAATGCTCCAAATTGTGCCAAATTTTTATTCCATATAATTTGACTTCTAATTTCAATATTGTTATCCCATAAATGCGAAGCCATATCTGCATATCCTGCTGCGTGCCAAATATAAATTGGAGCTTTATCTATACTAAATAAATAAATATTTGGAATTACTTCTTGGTAAATATTTGTATTTTTTTGGTCATTATCTAATTTTGTTCTTTTAGTTAATGCACCACCTTGATAATCTACTCCATAAGGCGGGTCAGTAAATACCATATCAGCCTTTTGCCCATTCATTAACTTATCCACTTGGTCGCTATCCGTACTATCCCCACAAAGCAATCTATGTTCTCCAATCTCAAATAAATCGCCCAAAACTATATCTGTTTCTATTCCACCTTCAGGAACGGCAAAATCATCTTCTTCAGCCTCTAATAGTGTTGCTTCAAAGTTTGGTATATCTAATCCCCATTCAGTTAATTCTTCAACATTCCAATTATTTGCCAAATCGTCCCAATCCCATTCTCCAAAGCCTACGTTATCTTTTACTATAAATTCTTTCTTTTGTTCTTCGGTTAGGTCTTTTGCTTGTTTTACAGGCACATCCGTTAATCCGGCTTCAATACAAGCCTTTAATCTCATATTTCCGCCTAATACTACATTATTTTCATCTATAACAATAGGTCTAAGTTCAAGCATTTGAGGAAAGTTCTGAATTGACTTTACAAGTTGTTTAAACTTATTATCCTTGATTATTCTCGGATTGTTTGGGTTAGGTTTTATTTCGTTGATATTCATAGTTAAATTTATCTGCCCTGACCTCTATATTTTTTAGGCTTAGGACTGTGTTTGTTATATGATTTTTTAGCGTTGCCTTCTTTCTTTTTACCGAAGCTAACCTTGCCGTTAGTGCTTAATTTTGCCATAATATTCGTTTATATAATCAGCCACAAAGTTAAAGGCTTCTTCTTTAGTTTCGCCATATACGAAATGATTTATTTCCTCAATTACAAAAGTGTAGCCAAAATATCCATTTACTGGCTTAACTTCTCTTATTGTGTCGTATATGTTACTTATATCGCTCAATTATCTCATTTAACTCTGTTCGTGACCATTTCTTAATCCTATTGTGTACGGCTTCGTATTCTAATTCTTTTACTGCCTTTTCGCCTATTCGCTCTACTAAACCAATTCTATACATTGCTTGATTGCCGTGCTTGTACATATTGCACCCTGCACACTGAAGATGTATATTCCATTCGTTAAATCTTAAAGCACTAAATCCCTTTACACTAAAATAGTGACCTGCTTGATTACCATTGCAACTACCACAAGAAATACAAGGCAATCCCTCATCTCTATTTCTGATGTACGAATTCACAATCTTTTGTGTTTTTTCTAATAACTTAGGTAATGGTGTAACTGCCATAATTTAAAATTGACCCTAAAGCAGTTCTTATGGTATGCTTTAAGGTTTTTTTAATACAAAATTAGGTTATTTTAACACTCGAAAACAAACTTTTCTGCCATTTACTTCAAATCGTTTCTTTTGTAAAGGATTTAAACCCATACGTATTGAATACTCTGGCACACCTGTTACCCTAACTGCATAAGCTATTGACCTAAATTCTGTTGCTTCTTTTGTTTCTATGTCTATCATTTTTATTGCTCTTGCGTTCTCTAAACCACGAATTTCCGATGCCATATTATGCAAATATTATTGAATGTTTGTTATTTATTTTATTTAAATGTCTTAATGCAGCACTATAACTTATATTTTTAGCTTTAGCAGCATCTCCTATTGAATCGTAAAAAATACCATTTTGAATATCTAATACAATTCTTGAACAAGCTAATCTTTGAATTTGTCTGCCTTCATAACTGCATTTTTTTATTAATCCATTTTTATGTGCGTGAATAGAATTTTCACTTGCTGTTACCCATTCAAGATTTTCAACCCTATTATCGTTTTTAATTCCATTAATATGATTTACTTGTGGTTTATTTTCAATATTATCAATAAAATTTATTGCAACTAATCTATGAA